CTCAAAATCCCCCCGTTTTCCTAATCGTATGGTCGTGTTACCAGTCCCCTAAGTACGCTGCTGGTGATCGGAATCCTTCCGGCTAATACTTATTTCTAATACAAAAACGAGTTGTTCTTTCGAATACTCTGCAATATAACGTTGCTATCCGTTGTGTGAGGTTTAAGCGGTCACACACGCTATGAGATTTAACCCGATCTCTACGGGGATCTACCTTTAAGTTTAGGTAATACTCCAGGTCTTCCACCTGTATCAAAACTTCTTACTTTAACGAGCTAAGTTATTAGGCTCTATAATATAGCTATTCAAGCTAAACTGGTTACATATATTTATTATCCCGCCTATGTCCATAGGCGGCCTTCTACAACACTTAAATTGCAACCCACCGAATACTGGGATACACTGTAAAAGTACCAGTAGCAAAAGTTGCATTTGCAACAAAAGTAAAAGCATCTGTTCCATTTGAAGAAACATAATAACTTGCGCAAATGGTTTGAGAAGTAAAAGCACTTGACTGATATTGTGGTGTTTGAACAAATTGGACAGCATTTTTGTATGGTGAGACACTATATATTAGTGCAATACTAGTAGAAGACACTCCCACATATGTGACATCTAACAAATAATTGCCTGCAGGAGGAACAAAAGAACCAAGAGTATTCACAATAGCCAAACCATTTGTCACAGCAGTTGAAAAAACTAATTGAAAATTGACTGTTGTTGCGATTGCTACTTCTCCTGCTGCTGTTATAAAAAAGGAAGCACTATTATTAATAGGTGCAGCTGCAATTGCTTCCAAAACTGGAATCATCACTCGACATTTGTAACGAACACGCAATTCTCCAACTGTTGCTGTATTGGCATTCAAACCCTGTGTTGCAACAATCAAATTTCCGACATCATATGTTTTGATATCAGTAGCACCAGGTAATCCAGCTGGACGAATAAAATATCCATCAACAAACTTTTTGAACATTCTTGGCGGGATCACTAATTTAATACGTTTACTAGGCATATCATCTGCATGGGGATCCATAGCTTCCATTTGTTGTTTTGAAGTTGGGGTAGCATCAGCTGCATCAGAATCAAAAGCAAGCATAACCTTACCTGTTTGGGTGTTTGTCGCATACTCTCCACCTTCTGGTTTGTAATAAAATTCAAGATATTCAAACTCATATTTTTCAAAATTATTTTTTGCTACACCTGCTCCCCATGGAAAAGTTCCTGCTTGTCCAATATTCACTGAATAACTGGTTGCTTTGAAATTAGCACCAGTAGCATTTCCTATAACTTCTCCAATATACTCGTCTTCTTCAATAACCATATTCTTTCGGTTAACATTTCGGGTGCGAGCTCTCCCCTGACCTGTGGAACTATTTTGTCCACGCCCTCCACCTCGTCGTCGAGGTCCTCTTCGAGGTTGCTTTTGAACAGGAAGCTGAAACGAAGTTCCAGGCCCCTTATACCGGACATCTCCGGGTTGAACCATAATGGTTCGCATTTTACGTGTCGCTTTCTCGCCTTTCCCACGTCTAGATCGGCTTTTCTTGGAACGAGTTGGTTGACTCATTCTTTTATCAGGCATTTCTAATCTTTCTTGCTCTCCTGATAAACCTTGTTGCTCAATAGCAACATTTTCTCCAAGAAATAAATCTGCCAATCTGGCATCATTCAATATTGAACATTTTGCTTCAATCCAATCTAAATCATCACTACACACTGCATCAAATTTTTCTAATAACCATGCAATAAATTCACGACTAAATCGACGAAATTGTGTATCTGACCAACCAATTTGCAATAATGCAGCAACCCGCAATAATGTAAATGCTGGGCTTTGTTTTTCTGTATTTGCATATAACAAACTTGTCATAAGTTTATTTCGGTCATAAATTGGTATAGCTTTGCCACAGTAAAAAATAGTTCTTGCTGACAAGAAATCTAAATCCTGTGCTGATCTTGGCTCCATTGAATCTGTTGTTGTTTTGACTCCTATTGTATTCCATTCTGAAATAACAGTGCGGGCATTATAAAACTTATGTGCCCAATCACTTACTGTCCAGGTATTATCATCACCAACCAAAATTTTTGACGTATTCATTTCAAATTCCGTATAATTTGGTTTTTCACTCAACATAATCCACGCATAAGCTAGTAATGTATATAAAATCAGGGTATTATCATTAATTGTATTCACTGATCCAGAGGGATTTCCACCCAATTTCATCACCAAAACTCCTTCTGGTGTGATTACCAACGAATTCACTAAATTTCTGTAATAAACCTTCAATCGTTGTAAATTTTCTGGTGTTCGATCTTCATCATGATACATATTCCAGCGGAGTTTTGCACAACCCCACATCATATTTGCTCTTAAGGAGGAATCATATTCACTCTCATCTAAAGCATAACCCTGTCTAAAAATGTTCAATTTCCGGTATAGTATGTCCCAATTTCCTTTGAATGGACTCATTCCTACACCAGATGAACTACGTAAATATGAAGAGTTCATTTTCTCATTCATATCTTCAAACAACCGATTTCCTTGAACAGTACCATCAGTTGCGCCAGCTGTAAACGTTCGGATCTTATTCTCAAGCGTTTTTGCAGTTGGTCTTACTTCCTCTTTCAAAGAATTAGTATTGCAAAAAGTATAATTTGGGTCTAATAAGTTATCCCAATCCACAATTAACCACGGTATAATATCCGGGTCATTTTCAAACAATTCTTTCTTTTTTGCAAACTCTGAATTAAACGGAAAACCCGTTGATGTTGTCTTATCCAATTTTGCCACAACTTCTTCAGTAGTTCTAATCCTTGCACCACTCATATAAGGACTAAAATGTCGTTCAGTCCATTCCCAGGCTTCATTCATGCCTTCTACTTGTTTTATTTCTAAATTGGGAATATCTTTTGCATACTTACTCATTGATTTATAAGCTGCTTCTTGATTTGGTACTGGAAGTCCCCACTCGGGTGCTTGTTCTATATGGTTTTCATCCATAAACGATTTTACATAAATATCAGCACTCCGTTTGTTTTTATACCGCGGGAAACGGTTGACTTTCATCACTAGTGGAAAATATGTTTCTGGCAACCATTTCTGGTGTTCTTCAGAAACCCAAAATTCTTCTCCAAATAGGGAGGCCCCATCCTTCACCTTGTAGCGAGAAGGATACCGTTCATAGAACGGCCTCTCAACTAAAGTTTCTGGGAGAGGGGGCGAGATCGAAAAAGCAAACTATCATAAAATACATTCACATCTTCTTTAACAATCTCTTGCCATTCTGGGGTAATTGGTTCAAAACGTCCAAACGTTTTTCCATTTCCATGGGTCCAAAAACCAACAATTTTTCCATCTAGTGTTAAGACTGGTGATGAACAGTCACCTCCTCGTGTTTTGGCATTACACCAACCTATAGGACTTCCAAATCCTTGAATAACATCGGGGGTTGTTCCATTTCCTTCACCAAATCCAAAAACTGATACAATAGAAGCAACTTTTAAAATCTGTAAGTCACGATTTTTAAAAGGGGATGGAATTCCTGTCACAGGAAAACACCCTATCTCATCATTGATATTAGCAAATTTTGCTAAATCTAGAGGGATGCTGTGAACATGATTCCGCGCATGATAGTTTCCTTCAAAACTCTCGTCAATAACATGATTAACTATATACATGCGACTCCCAATGAGAGTTCCCGTACAACGGTATCTATCATTTTTGTCATAAATTTTATAAATTCCTGATGACAAATCATTGGGATTCCAACTCTGTTTCCTCATCTTCAAAAGCTCTTCTTCCAAACGAGCTTGAGATTCTTTCAAAAATTTCTCAACATCGGCTTTTGCAGCTCGATAAGTTCTCTTTTTGCTTGCATAAATCACTCTCTTCAACTTTGAATCTTCTTTCAAGGAGGGGATTTGCGGAACAGATTGCTCCTTGGCCTCTTGACCACTCATATCATAATGATAATGGTAATAATCAGCTGCATCAATGTGTCGTGCTTCATCTTCTTCAAAATCAGGAAGATCATTATAATCTTCCTCATGCACATAATCAACATTGTCTTCAGCTCCTCCACTCACTTTGTGGGGTGCTCGTTTTCCACCTTTGCCAACTCGAACTCCTCTTGATCGGTTCTTTGTTTTTCCTTTAGCTTGGCAATCAGCTTCATATTCCCATTTTCTGGCTTGTTTTTCACGTGTCATGTAAAAACCTGCCACAAGGACTAAAAGTCCAATTCCAACAGTAAGAATTTTTCCTTTGTGATGTTTCATAGCATTTTTCCCTTCTTCGGAAATCCAATTGCTATATTGTTCTGTTTTTTCCACAACTTTCTCATAAGCTGGATCTAACCACCACAAATATTTTTCAAGAGTTTCTTCCCACCATAAATCATCATTGTGGGCATTTTCAGACATTTTGTCACTCTCTCTATCATGTGTCTCAAATCTTTTGAGGTCTTCATCTGTATTTCTTGGTTTCCAAAAACTATAAACGTATTTAGCCATAAAACTTTGGCCTTTACGTTGTTCTTTTGTCCATAAACAAATACAGTTTCTTTGTTGACAAACCTCACAGACACTAAACCATCCTTGTGGTTCTATCTTTTCTGTTGTTGAACTCGAGGTTGTTTCTGCTGAAGTTTTCATTGCTTCAACAGAGCACAAATTGTGTTTACACTTTTTCCCACAATGTGTCAGCATTTTTGGATTATCTTCACTATTACATATGCGACATTGACAAATTTTGCAGGGGACTAATTGCTTAGCATCCCATTTTGTTCCTGCAATCAAATTGAAAGGATCGTAATTAAACGGTATATTTTCTTGTGTAGGCACAGTTTCATCTCGTGCATGAATTCCACGACGAGTTTCCTCTTTGTCCTCTTCAACTTGTTCAAGCATATCATTCAGTTTTTCATGTGATTCTTGGAACCGAGCTTCTTGCTCTGGTGTCAATCCAAAATCTTCTTTCATTTTTCTAACTGGTGAATCTTGACGAGCATACTGGCTTTTCATAGCATCAGTTGCTTTTCTAATATCAGGACCAGATTCTGAAGTTTCTTCATTAAGACTATCTTCATACATACGCTGGCGTGTTTTCTTGATTTCACTCAATAAATCATCAGCATCAGCTTGATCCATATGCTTTCGGAATTCTTCTGGTGTGGCTGGTAGATCATCAAAATCTACTTCTCCTTCCCACCATTTCTTTATCCAACTCATAATCCAACTGGCATAAGGCATCTGTCGTAACATCTCTAAGACTGGTTTTATCATCTCCACAATTTTCTTAGCTCCCATAATGGGTGCTAATACAAAAAGGGCCAATGATAATAATCCTGTTAAAAACATTCCAGCTCGATTCATATTTTGTCGTGCTCCTTGGGGAAAAAGATAGGTATCTGTCTTTTTCATAAACCATTTGAAAACAAGTGGAATTGAAATATTTGCAATACCATATACTAACAAACCCCACTTCAAATGGCGAACTTCACGCTCTAGCCATTTTGAAAAGGTAAGCCAACAAATGTACAATAGAATTAGCGCACAAAAACACATTAGGAAATACCCATAGGTAACATCTGCTTGTGCTTTAAGCAAATTTGCTTGTGCATGCGCAACAACCATTTCAGATTCGGGACTAGCAAGAGTTGGCTTAACAAATAAATGAAGCAACAACATCAATCGCATAATTCCTGGCAAATCGAAATATCCATTGGCCCAGCCTGTATAGCCTAGCCATTGAATCTCAACGGTTCCATTTTCCTCTCCATGAATTTTAGGAGCTTGATCAAATGTTTTCTGCACACGATCTAATAGGTTTATGGGTATACCGTCACCATGGATGGCTTGGTCCACTTGAGCCTCAAACATCTCTGCTGTGGCTATGGACATACCATCCGTCATCTGCGTTTCCGCAGATTGCACTAAGGGGATCTCTCCCCACCATTTAGTGCCTTCGAAGGTTTTACCTTCGGAATTGGCACAATCTTCAAAAAGATTGCAACCATAAGAGTCCACCTTTCGAGTAGCTCTCTTCCGGAATTTCCGGGAATTAGCCTGTTTGAGCGCGGCCTGCGCACCGGTTACCTCACCGGCC